CAATCAAGTATGACTGAACTTTATCTACAGGTGCAGTAAAGTTTTCCTGAATAGGTCTAAGTTGACGAACAGACTTTCGTAACGACATACTTCAATGACTCCATCTACATATAGTTTATATACTATTTATAAGAGATTAAACCTTGAAATCGTTGTATGCAGCCATGCGTTTATCGGCTGTAGATTTTGATCCAAAGCTTGTATTGTCAAATACTGGTTTATCTTGACCACTATCTACCAAGTCCTCTTGTTCTCTATTATCTACATCATACAATCTCATTTTACTTCTGTCAATACCTAAAACGAATCTTTTGTTCATAGTAGGGTCATTGTATCGGTTTTTGAGTTGTTTTACTACAATTTGGTTTAATCCATCAAGTTCTTCATTAGATATGAGAGCAAACATAAAATCTGCTGTCGCGGGTAAACCAAACGATTCAGATGTGTCCTCAAGTCCAATGTCTGTTGAAGTGAATCCACCTCTCGTTGTCTGTGTTGCTGACATGATCGGTACATTAGTTTCAACGGCAAGTCCTCTAAGTTCTTCTGCAATACTCTTGATATAAGTGTAAGAGTTGACATTAGCTGCACCTTTCAATCTACTTGATGCACATATATTTAGATAGTCAATAAAAATCATATCTGGTTTGAAAGACCTTTTGATTGATAGTTCTTTGAGCAAACCACGAAAGTGTGCAGAGTGAGCAGATGCAGTTGGATACTCTTTGATAATTAACTTACCATTAGTCTTTTTCTGAATTTTCTTAATCTTGTTTTCAAACATAGACTTTGGTAGATCGTGCAAGTCTTCCATAGAAACATTCAGTAGGTTTGCATCAATGCGTTCTGCGATGCGTTCCTCAGCCATTTCTAAAGTTATGTAGAGTACATTCTTACCTTGAGATAAACAGTTTGCAGCCATGTGACACATAAACAGAGATTTACCAACACCTGTACCAGCCAGTGCAATATTCAAAGTCTTCTGTGGTAATCCACCCTTTGTAATCTTGTTGAAAAACTCTAGGTCAAATGGTATGCGTTCTTCTATTTTATGATAGAAGTCAAATCTTGCGATGCTGTCGTCAAAGTAATCATGACCAACAGCATTATCAAAAGATACGGCAAGGGCATCTGTGAGCAGACTTGGTATAGAGTCTGCGCCACGATTCTTATCTTTTCCATCAATAATTGATATACCTTCAACAATTGCATTGTAAATCGCCTTATCTTTACAGAACTTTTCAGTAGTATCAACCAACCACTCCATATCAACATCTGTTGCATCAAGTGTTTTGAGAATCTCTACAATCTTCTGGTGTTCGTTTTCGGTTAAATCTTTACGAGTTTCAATCTCAATCTCTAAAGAAATCTTTGTTGGCATCTTTCGATACTTATCAACAAAACTTGTAATTTCTTCAAAGACGACTCGTTCTTCTTTGACAGCAAAATAATCTGGTTTAATGAATGGTAATACCTTTCGGCAATATTCTTCATTATGGACTAAATTACTTAACGCTGTCCGTTCTATCGTTTGGTTCGTCAATTGATCCATCCTCTGCTTGAGTTATAATAATATGGTATAGAATATCTCCAATAAGTTTAAAGAAATCTTCTCCAAACTTTTCTTTGTCGTATCCATTGTTCTCTATTATATCATATTTAAACTCTAAACGCAATGCCTCTCCATCAACTATTTTAGATTCATCTGGAATAGTGACTTGGCCATACTTATAGACGACACCAGAATAATCTGTTTCATCTGTAAGACCAATGCAAGTAACATCTGGTTCTTCTTTGGTGTTAAGAAAAAGAAATTTCTTTGTGATGGGGTCTTGTAGAATTTGTTCTACTGTTGGTAAACTAGTAGGTGCATCAGCAGTTTTACTTCTAATTGGTTGACCGAATTGGTCTAATAACTCAGACATATTTTAAATAACTCCCTAATATATATTTTGGTTTATTGACTGGTTTTTCTCCAGCATGTAGCCAAGGCCACAGCGGTGGAAACATTAACAGTGTTCCCTTCTTGCACTCTGATGTTATATCCATTTGTGGAAACATAGTTGAACCACTATCGTTGTTATCTAGATATAAAAAGAAGCTAAGAAATCTTTTGCAAGTATTTGAATCTTTGGAATCAACATGAGGCCCGAATTGGTCAACATCATCTGGTAAATACCGTTTTATTCTAAATGATTCAACTGAGTATTTATTGGGCCACATTACTGGCTCAATCTTGCAATCCTTTTTGTATGTCGCGACATTTTGCTTAAAAATATCTACAAGGTACATAATGTCTTTGTTCCAGACCTGTGTGTCTGGACGCATCATTTCAAGGTGTGTTAAAGACATTAAGCCCTGAGATAGTTTCTCTTGATGTTCTGGGTGGGATTCAAACTTTTCAATCAAACCATCACAGAAATCATCGGTCACTACATTGTCATACTTTCTAATATAGTTATCCATTAACTTTCAGATTCTTCCTCTACTTCATCTTCAAGAAGCACATCTGTTTGACCATACTTAAACTCTTTACTAGCTGCAGCGTCAAGTTGTTGCATCACATCTTCTGTAAAGTATTTTTTTGGATTGTTATTAATCGTTTTGGCAAACTGTGTAGTACCATCAGGAAGTTCTATGCGAGTTGATATTTGTTTAAATATATCATACTTGATAGCTAGTTCCAATAGTCCGTAGTATCTATCAAGTCCTTTTTCATATGACAGACGAACATCAACCATTTTGTTCTCAATGGTCAATCGTGACTTATGGTTCTTACAATGAACAATATTACCAACAACTTCTGTACCGTCCTTATCTTTCTTCTTAGATAGGAATATAATAGATGAAGCTGCGTATTTCAGTCCAGAACCACCACCCATTTCTTTCGTGGCGAATAATCCCATTGAATCATAAGTGTGGTTAGTAACAACCATAGGTACTTTTGCACGACCAAGTTTCAAAGTCAATACTCTAAATGCAGCTTTAAGAACTTGAGCCCTTGTCATATCTCGTGTTTCTTTCCCATCAGAAGTATCTTCTACTTCTTTGGTAGTAGATAACATACCCAATGAATCAAGTGCCATCATAATTGGACGCCTATCAGATTCTTTCTTTGCGAGATATGAATCTAATATTTTAAGTGCTTGTGTTCTAAATTCTTGTACTGTTGTGACAGGAATGATAACCATTCTTTTAGGGTCAATTCCACGATCAACTACCATTGATTTTGTAATCGCACTTTCTGATTCAAAGTACAAAACACCCGCCTCAGGATTTTCATCGAGAAACGCTTTGACCATACCCATTACAAAGAAAGTCTTACCTGTGGCACTTTCACCAGCAATCGCTGTTATCTTATTAGCTGGTAATCCACCATTGATACTACCGGATAATAACGCATTGAAAATGTAACTTCCAGTGTCAATAAACGAATCACAATCTCCTGCTTCTACACCATCAGAAACTAGTGATGCGTATTCATTACCTGTTTGTTTAATAATATCCTTTAAAAAATCACTCATATTTAAATGTCTCCTTCTTTTCTACTTGCAGATCGTAAAGCATCAAATCCTTCGGGGTAGCGATCAGATAACTTTTCGATGTTAATGTCTAGTATTTCTTCAAACGAGGTGTCAAGTGCCATACAGGCCTGAGCCATATACCAGCAAATATCTCCTAGTTCTTTCTTGAGATGCAACTTGGTGTAATCATCATATTCAGCACCTTGAAAGACTACCTTCTTGATAATATCATTCAGCTCTCCTACTTCACCAGAAAGTCCTATTCCGGCAGTAAGTAGTCGTGATACCTTTGCACCTTGTTCTTCCATTATACCAATTGTGTCAATTAGACTTTTAGTCGATTGAGTAGATTCACTACTCACCGCATCAACAAAACTAACATATTCTTCAAACTTACTAACTGTAAGGTCATCATCCATTATATTCTCCTATTTAATTGCAATTGCACCAACGAACATATGATTTCTCCAGAAGGGTTGAACCTCTTGAAATCCTGCCATTAGTAACATTTCTTGTATCTCTGCCCATGTATTTGGTTTCATCATTGAACGCAAAGTAACTTCTTTATTCATAATATCATCTGTAGTAAATGATTTTCTTTTGTGGTCATAATAATTAAATGTCAACATATCTTGATGTCTTGCTGATTCGCAGATTGTCTTTTCTGCAAAAATATATGCACCACCATCATTAAGACCTTCCCAAATGGAGTCAATAACATTCTGTCTATCCTTCTTGGGCATAAACTGTAAAGTAAAGATAGATGTTACTAGTGATGCGTTTTTAATTATTGTGTTGCGAATGTCCTGCTGATGAAAGTATACCTTTGTTTTACTACTTTCACCCACACCTAACAATTGTCTGACAGTCTTATTTATTTCTGCGTGACGCAGTTTAAGTTCTTCTTGAAACCCATCAGCAATCTCAATACCATACCATTTTGCATTAGTACAATGGTCAAAATTAGCTTCAACCAATCTCTGTGTCATTTTGCCAGTAGAACACCCAATATCATAAACATTAGTATCGTTCTCAACAAAATGTCGTGATAGTGACACCACATCATCAAGCAAGTAACTGTAACCACGAATTGATTTGTCAATATGTTCATCGAAACCTTCTTCTCTGTGTGCAAATGTAAAATCAACCATTATATTTCTCCAATACTTTCTCATAAACAGATGTTGCAATTTTTTCCATCATAATCGGGGGAACCATTCTTCCTATCCTCTCAGATTTCTGATTCCACTTACCTGTAAGCTTGAAATCATCTGGTAGTGATTGTATTCTTTTTAGTTCACCTAGTGTCAGCTTGCGTGGTTCAATCCAATGAAATGCACCAGCAGTTGTATCAGCACTACCCATTGCAGTTAAAGTTGGTGCTGGCGCATATTGCGACACACGTTTTAGATTGAAGTGGTGTCCTTTAGGGTGATAATCACCGCCAGTAAGAACCTTTTCGGGGTCAATTGGCATAATACTTCCTGTTTGTTTCCAGTATGCAGTATTAGTAAACTTCTCGGTTAGATATTTTACTTCTTCTTTATCATATTCTAAATCAATCATTACATCTTTTACTGGAATAGTCTCACGACTTGGTTCTGGAAATATGCTTGATAGGGTCATAAAGTTCAACCCTACAGCTTCAGCAACATCCTCACGAACCGCAATAAAGATAACCCTTGTTCTGGTTTGTGATACTCCATAATACCTACTATCTAGAACTTGGGCACAGACATCATACCCAATACTCTCAAAGGTTTTTAGAATCTTGTTATACATCTGACGAGCTTCACCGATAGTCAATCCTTTTACATTCTCTGCAATAATTACTTTAGGTTTGATTTCTTCTGCAATACGCAGAAACTCAAAAAACAAGTCTTCGATGTTTTCTACAGTCTTACCATCAGAATAATTCTTAGTCTGATTCCACCCATCACTATGTTTTCCACTGACCTTTTCAAGAGTGACATTTCCAAAAAGGTCGACTCGTTCTTCTTCGAGTGAATTGTGTGATAACTTACCCGCCACAGAGAATGCAGAACATGGTGGACTTCCATCTAGGATATCAATCTCACCTACACCGACACCTGCCGCATCTAAAAAGTCTTGGCCAGTGAGTGCTTTAATGTCTCCAGATAAAATTGGTGTGTCTGGATAGTTTTCTCTGTAAGTATTTACAGCTTCTTCAACGAACTCATTGACGCAAAGAACTTTACCACCCGCAAGACGGTAGCCTGTGGAACTGCCACCACCTCCTGCAAAGGTGGAGATGACTTTAAATTTTTCTTGTGCAGACGCATCATATACGTCTTTTAAATTATATGGTTTATATTTCATTATTTCATAAATCCTTCTAGTGTTGATGTATTATTTAGCATGCTCCAATCACGACAAATATCCATCACCCTTGTCCTATTTTTAAAATTGATTTCTTTATTATCAATTAATTTATCGAACAAGTCTATTATACCAGAATCTATCTGTAAGTTCAAGTGTTTTTTCACATTTCCTATCAATTTAAATTCATCAAACGCATTTCTTACATGGTGCTTTTGAAGGGGCTTATTCAGTTCGTCCCAACTCTTACTATAAAAGAATTGTTTAACTGAATCGTCAAGGTATGGTGTAATAAATATTTTTCTATGGGCATCAGATACTTTTTTGTGCCAGATATAATTTGCACACTTATCAGGCTTAAAGTAATTATCCCTAAACTCATCA